AAGGAAACCATATCATGAAAAACTTAAAAGCACTAATCAAATCTTACAAAAACGAAGCTAAATCAGATTGGGCAATCGCCGAGGACATGGCTGATATGTACCTTGAAGATGCTAACGATGCTGAAGTTATCTTTAACTTTATCACTGAAAGCAAAGGTGTTAATATTCCTACAGCTGCTAAGTACCTAAGTCGTTTAGATACTATTGTTCGTGAAGCAGTTTGCATGGCCATTGCCGAAGATAAAGGTAATGACTTCTTGGTAGAAAACTTTGGTTGGAGCGTAAAATAATGATTAGACTTTGTTTAGCAATCGTTTGTATGATCTTATCTGTTGGAGCTATTGATGGTCCAACTGGTCATGAAGGTGATAACTTTGGTTTGGCCTTTATATTTGCTATCACTGGTATAACACTAGGTGTTTGGTCAATTTCAAGTTTGGGAGATAGATAATGAAAATCAAAGGTGCAATGACTATTCTTAATAAACGTTGTGAGTTCTACGGATGGACTTTTGATGAGTTAATCGAAAAAATGGATAATGGTTGGGATGATAACAATTCTGTTATCGTAGCCTATGAAGTCTTTAAAATGCATCAAGGTTTAGTTTGGTGTGGTTATAACGGCCATACTTGGACTACCCGTGAAAAGCAAAATAAAGAGTATATTATTTGGAAAAATAAAATGAATAAAACTGCAGAAAGTCCTTTACATTCTGCTGAAACTGAGATATAATATACTTATAAAATGATAAAAGGAAGGATTTTTATGAATAAGAAAATAAACGAAAACACTACCATCTATCTCGATATGGATGGAGTATTGGCTGACTTCTTCGGAGCCCTAGCCAAATTTTACGATGTTGATCATTGGAAAGAAATAACTAATAAAGAAAAGTCAGTACTGGCACTTAAAGGTACGGATTTCTTTTACACACTCGATCCATTCGAAACTACTTTTGAATTGATTAACCATGTTGCTGAAATCTCAGCAGATAACTGGGGTATATGTTCTTCTCCTCTAAGAGGTGATAGAGATAACTCAGCTTATCACAAAAGACGATGGTTAGAGTCTCATGATATTATGCCTGAATTAGATAATCTGATCTTTACAGGTATGAAAGAAAAATACGCTACTAACCATATCGATGGTTCATCAAATATCTTAATTGATGACAAACCTACTAACATCGAAAGATGGGAGTCTAAAGGTGGCATAGGAATTCTTTATCAGGCAAATAAAAATGACCTTGAAGAAGAATTATTTGAACAACTTGAAGAAGTATATTCTAATCAATTAAGGATTATATAATGATTATAAAAGATAGAGGAAATAACTCGTACCTTGGAACATTCGTATCTGCTGAAAAATCTGATACAGATAGAGTGCATGAAATAATTCGTACAGTTACTCTTATGAATAAACAGAATGCTTGGGGATACCGTAAAAATGGTGTGCCAATTCAAAAGCGTATTTGTAAACGTGGTCGTAAAGCTATTACTAAAATGATGGCGCCAAAAGGTTACTTTACGGCAGGATCTAAAGGCCCTGTAACCTATGATTCCTTTGGTAATCTTATGGGTGGTATTAACAATGCTGCTGAGTTTGATGTGTATCTTTACGACAGGTCCACATATTATTATGTATAAATAATTGAATGAGTACAGATATTTTTGATTTTGGCTTTACAGCCGTTAACGAAGAAGAACTTAAGTCGGTACAGCAAACTGCTGCACTGGCTAATGATGCTGAACAGTTAGCAACTACCACCCAAGACAAATTAGATAAGTTGTACAATGCTGTACAGCCTTTATTAAATAACCTTAAAGCCAATCCAGATAAAGATTATATTTACTGGCCAAAAAGATTAGAAAAAGTAGAACAATTCGAAGATCATATACAAGGAATTTATAATGGGTAAAATAAAATCAAGGACGTCACAAACGTCTAAAGGAGAGCGTCGATCAGTATCACGTTCTATTACGAAGGCAGTTCGTCTTGCAAGAGAAATTGAGAGTCCTTTTCGTAAAATACAAGCTCAGTTAAATGCATGGAAAAGAGGTAGGAATGTAGTTCTTACTATAGCTAATCCAAATAAAAATGAAACAAATAAACCATATATTAAAGCACGTGCTTGGGACATCTGGGGAAATCCCAACGGTCAAACTAAAAAGGCGTAAAATCATGAAATGGTTAATACCACTATTAGCTATGTTTTGCATAGCAGTTCCTACATTTGCTCAGGATAATAGACCTGACGAAAAACCTTTACCAGAAATGTCTGATGAGCTTAAAGCTATTCCAGAAATTTATTGGGTTGGTAAACCTATTCAGTGTGGAACACCAGAAGCTCTTATAGAGTTAGTAAAAAGGTTTGGAGAACTACCAGTACTTACAGCTACAGGTACTACTGTAGACGGAAATGGCATGCAAAAAAATGTTAACATTATTTTTGGTGCTAATAAAGAAACAGGCAGTTGGACATTGATAGAAGTTAACAGTGAAACTCAGGCTTGTGTTCTTGGTTCTGGCAATAATTGGTCAGAAAAAGTAAACGGAATAAGAACTTAAAGGAGGAAACTTATGAAAAACTGGATCACATCTCGTTTAGAAGAAAGAACATCTTGGGACGGAGCAGCTCTTGTAGCTGTTGGTGTAGTTGTTCTAATAGCAGGTCCATTTGCAAAAATCGCAGCTTACGCAGCAATTGCTTATGGTATATGGACAATTTATAAAAAGGAAGATTAAATGGCGGCGAATAACTATAGCTATTGTTTAAACGCTATATTGCATCATGAAGGTGGTTATGTAAATCATCCAAAAGATCCTGGTGGAGAAACTAATCTTGGAGTGACTAAAAGAGTTTACGAAGAGTGGGGCGGAACAAAAGATATGAAAGATCTTACTGTTGAAGATGTAGGACCTATATATGAAAAGAATTACTGGCACCGTATAAAAGGTGATGATCTACCTAGTGGATTAGACCTATGTGTATTTGATATGGCAGTAAACGCCGGTCCTAGCCGTGCAGCAAAATTTTTACAGCAGATAATTGGCACTACTGCTGATGGTGGGATTGGTCCCAATACTCTAAGAGCTGTAGGTAATTATGTAGAAGAAGTTGGTCTACAAACGACTATTGAAGAATATCAATCTGGGCGTCAGAGTTACTACGAACAACTCAGTACCTTTGAAACATTTGGTAGAGGTTGGACTCGAAGAGTAGACGAAACTACTGCCAAAGCGATCGCTCTTATTTAAAGAAACGAAACGTGTTGCCGATTAACTAAATGTTGTTCGGCAATACTCTCTTTTGACTGACCATGGTATGCAACAGCATGATGCTTATCTATTAAATATTGATTAATAGACTTATCAGCAAAGTCAGTAGTTCTCCACATCTCTCCCAAAATTCTACCAAATTTACCTTCAGCATCTTTTTGAGTCTTAAGTAAAATACCACCTGCATCATTTAACATATTTGTTAAAAACTCTTTTGCAGCAAGTCCATATTTCTTTTCTTCAAGATCACGTGTTCTAGACTCAGGTGTATCAATACCATATAGTCTAATACGTTCTTTTTTTAGCCATACTCCAAATCCTAAATCGATATCTACATCAATTGTATCGCCATCAATAATCTTAACTACTGTGCATCTATATTCATACATTACTTTTTACCTATTTGCTAAAGGGTTATCTAACGCTTTCGTTAGCTTGTTATTCATTGATCTTTCTAGATTAGTTAACTCTCTTTTAACATATCCTTCCATACCATCAATCTTATCGTTAAAACGATTGTTGGCGTCGTCAATCATAGTTCGAGTAGATGACTTAGTTCTATCCATTAAGTCTTCTGCTTTGTCTTCTACAATTGTAATGTCTTTATCAATTTTATCCATAATCTTTTCAGCTCTTACAAGTTCATCTTTAAGATCATGTTTAGTATCTCTTAAATAGTCAGTAGTATCTTGTAAACCAGTTCTTACATTTTTAAATTCTTGTTTGAAAAGTTTTAATTCTTTTTCTACAAATACCATATGAGATTCTACAGTTTTTTGATGTTCTTTCATTACAGCCATATTAGTCCTAATGCCTTCAAGATCAGGTGCTTTATAAGATGTAATTGTTTCTTTCATATTCATATAGTCTTTGTAAAATTCAAACCCAGCCCAAAGACCACCACCTAATGTTCCGATGAGCGGTAAGATGAGGAGTAGTTTGGATCCACCAACTTTGATTCCACCATATTCGATTTCAGCCATTTATATCTACCTTTTAATTTTTTAATTTTTAATTCCAGATCATAACAAGCGTTATCTGCTTCTAGACTGGAAACTTCATCTATCCTATCTTCAAGTACTGCTAACCATACTAGCAGCGCTATGACTCCTAAAATAGCTACTATAAACATAAACAATACCATTATTTATATATCCCATCGTTGTCTTTTATATAAACCGGTTTACAATATGCTGTTATTCTATCCTTAGCATCTACATGACTATTATAACTATAGTTGCCATATTGCCTAGGTACAGCTCTTGCAAAGTACTGACACCTGTCTATAGAATAAAAATACATAGGACTAGGCTGAACTTTTCTAAATTCACCAGTGCCTAATATAACCATTAGCATAAAAGCATGAACCATTAAACAAGTCCTTTAACACTCGCTATCCAGTAAATTATAACACCAACACTAGCAAGTAATATAAAACATGCTGTTGCAATTTGAACAGCCTCTACAAAAGCGGCTTGTCTTTGTACTTGTCTATAAAGAGTTTTTTTCTCGTTGAGCTTTAATCTTACGTCTCATTTCTGTAAGCTCATCCCAAGTACCAAACCCATATCTAAAATTTAGTATACTTTGTAGCTCTTTTTCTTGTTCAATAATCTTTTTTTCGTGCATTAATAATTG